TGAACAAGAGTTTAATTTTTTAATTTCTTGGAAACAGGCAAAAGGTCAATTTGTTATTGCACATCAAAAATGGATTAAATCAGTTTTAGACCAAATGAAAGAAATTAAAGTTGGTTTAAAAGGTTATAAATATTTAGACGAGGCATTGGAACTTTGTACTGAACTTGGTTTAAATATTACCGACGCAGAAATAATTAGAACTAATAGTACAGGGCTAGTTATTTATAATCCTAAAAATCTTGCTGAAAGAGTTAAAAGCATGAAAAACAAAAATTCTAGTAGAGAGGATAAAATTAAGGCTAGAATATTGTACGAAAAACAACAACAACAAAATAGCTTAAATTAAGCTATTGATTTCTGGGATATTTTAATATAATATCCCAGAAACAAATCAACAGGGCAAATGCCCAGAAAGGCGAAAGATGACGAACGCAACTAACGACGCAAGTAGTATGTCAGCAAAAGATAAAGTCATTATTAAATTAATAGACTTATCAGACAAACAAAATGAATTAATCTTTGCAACAAGAAAAAGATTATTTCAATTAGAAAAAACACAAAATAGAGATTGTAAAGTTTTAATAACTTTAATTGGCTGTCTTTGTGTTGTTTCAATTTTAATGTGTTTAGAGTTTGGAGGTTTCCAATGGTAGAGGGCGAAACTTTTCAAATTTCTTACTATGCTAAAAAGCATAGTAAGTTTATTACCAGAAATGGTAAATGGGACAATAAATGTAGATATTGGTTTTCCAAAAGTTTAAAACCATTAATTACTTATTTTGATATTGACGCAGATAATTATAGAACTGCGTCTGGTAGTTATTGGATTAAGAGAGGGGGAACTTATGGCGACGCATAATTGGTGTCATAATCCAAACTGTCATACTTATCAAACTACTGACAGGATTAGAGGTTCTGGAAACAATAAAGTTTTAAGAACAAGAAAAGTAAAAATACATGACCATAGCAAAGGTTATTATTGGCAAGGGTGGGAAAACCATTTTTGTAGAGTCAATTGTTTTTTTCAATTTGTAAAATTACACATTGATAGAATTGTTGCACTCGCACCTGTTCGTGAACCGAGTGAAACACCAATCAAAGTAGAAAAAGAAAAGTATGAGACTATGCGTTGGACTTTTGATGAAAATGGTAATGGTAATCGTGTTCCACAAATGGCAACAAGAACTAAAATAATTGGAGGAAACAATGACTAAAAAAAATGTTGATGTTGAGTTTGATAATGATGTTGGTTATCCTTATCACTTGCAACCAGATATAATCAAAATGGCTTTGTTCATTCATAATTCAAAAGATGAACAAGAAAAAATAGAAAGAATTGAGTTTGGAATAAATCAGTTTGATTATAAATTCATGGCACATGTAATGGCAATGTTAATGTTGCCATACTTAATGGAACAGGGAATGAAATCAACTGACTATAAAAACTTTATGGAAAGAAAAAAGAAAAGATATAACTAACCCATAAAATCCCATAAGGGTATGCAAGAACTGCAATGCAGTTTCTGCATACCCCTAAAAATTTTGCTTGAAAACTTTGGGTGGGCCCACCCCCGTCGATCCCCCCTCCTAATTGCTAATTGATAGAGGTACCAGGCCGATGGAACATGGCAATTGCAAAACAAAGACCCAACCCCCCTTAAAAAACAAAAGGGATCCTAAGTCAGACTAAAGTTGAAGATTTAGACGGTTATGCTATAAGTTTTGAAAACATATTGAAGATATGCAAAACGAAAAAATTTTACAAAAAAAATATGAGGGTCTGACCCAGGAAGAAGCTGCTAATCTAATTGAACTTGAACGTAGTGTAGCATTAGACGAAGCCCGTCCAAATATTACAAAAAATTTTTTAAGTTTTGTTAAGTATGTGTGGCCTGAATTTATAGAGGGGTCCCACCATAAAATTATTAATAAAAAATTTAATGATCTCGCTAACGGGAAAATTAAAAGACTAATCATTAACATGCCGCCGAGACATACAAAGTCGGAGTTTGCCTCATACTTACTCCCGGCATGGATGATTGGTAAAAATCCAAAATTAAAAATAATTCAAGCAACACACACAGCAGACCTTGCAATTGACTTTGGGCGTAAAACTAAAAACTTAGTTGATGAATCTAACTACAGAGAATTGTTTGACACGAGACTACAAGAAGATAGTCAAGCAGCAGGAAAATGGAAAACTGAACAAGGCGGTGAATACTTTGCAGCCGGTGTTGGTGGGGCAATCACAGGTCGTGGTGCTGATCTTTTAATCATTGACGATCCACACAAAGAACAAGATGTTAGAAAAGATAGTAAAGCTTTTGAGAAAGCTATGAATTGGTATACAGCTGGTCCACGTCAACGTTTACAGCCTGGTGGTGCTATTGTGATTGTAATGACTCGTTGGTCTACCAAAGACATAACTGGTCAATTATTAAAAGCACAATCTGAAGAAGGATCTGATCAGTGGGAGGTTGTTGAATTACCAGCCCTGCTCCCTGATGGAAAACCCGTGTGGCCGGAATATTGGACTTCACAAGAATTACTTAAGACTAAAGCATCGATACCAGTTAGTAACTGGCTGGCACAATATATGCAGCAACCAACTGCCGAAGAAGGAGCTATATTAAAACGAGAATGGTGGAGAGATTGGACTGGGAAATATCCACCACCATTAGATTATATTGTGCAAAGTTATGATACAGCATTTACTAAAAAGACAACTGCCGACTATAGTGCTATAACCACGTGGGGTGTCTTTACGACCGAGGACCAGGGACAAAGCATAATCTTACTTAATGCTTTTAAAGATAGATATGACTTCCCAGAACTCCGACGTGTAGCATTAGAAGAGTACAGAGACTGGAATCCTGACATGGTAATTATTGAAGCAAAAGCCACAGGACTGCCTTTGACTCATGAGTTGAGGCAAATGGATATCCCAGTTATTAACTTTACTCCGAGCAAAGGAAATGATAAACACACAAGATTAAACGCCGTTGCTCCGCTTTTTGAAAGTGGTAAAATATGGGCTCCTATGCATGAGCATTTTGCACAGGAAGTTATAGAAGAATGTGCTTCTTTTCCATTTGGCGAACATGATGACTATGTGGATAGTACAACACAAGCCATTATGAGAATTAGACAGGGTGGTTTGGTTCGACATCCTGAAGATTATCAAGAAGAGCCAATTGTACGAGGACAAGTAAAGTATTATGGCTAGAAAAGAAATTATTCAACAGATTCTACAAACCTTTAAACAATTAGGTGGAAATGTATCCGATGTCCTTGGTTCCCGAACCAATGTTAGTTTCTTAGGTGTAGGGGATAGCGCTGAACCATTCTTAGATCAAAGATTAAACGTCGATGCTCTAGGATTTTTATCTCAAAGTAAAGCAATTGATGAAGCAAAGAACGCTGTTGGTTTTGCGGTCAGTGATAAACTAAACGATATTCAAGCAAACACTCTTTTAATGAATCTTAATAAGATGAAAGAGTTTTACATGCCAGGACCTGGTCCAGCAAACATTACGGATCTTGGAACAGGGACCAAGAACTTAGATGCAGAAGGTATCATGACTTTAAGAAGAGGAGGAGATCCGACAAAATATAAACCAGGTGATCCAATTACTTCAGAAAATTTTGCAGCCAGTGGATTTGCACCTAGTGATGAAGTTTTAAAAAATTTAAAATCTGCAGATGATATACCACCTCCAGGTTCACGTGGCGGACCCGGTGATATTGCAGCACCAATTCAATCTGCAGATGAGACAATTGCTAATTTAGAAAAACAAGATCCCATACTTGCTGCACAAATGAAAAAAATGATGAATGAAGGTATTATATCTACTGTTGGTAACAAAGGTAATATACCCGGTAAACGTGCATCAGCTAGAGAGTTTTTAGTAGAAGCATTAAAAAAAGATACAATGGATGCGGGTACACCTGCATTCGGTAAAACAAATTTAAATGATGTTATATCTGCAGAAGATGTAAAGTTTATTACTGAAGGCGGTGGTGGAATTGGTGGAGACCCGATTGTACTTGTTGAAAAATACTTTGGCCCAAGAATTGCAGAAGCATTACCAGTTAATGCATCTAACGAAGAGATAGTAATTTTTACTAATAGAGTTTTAACAAGTGTAGAAGACGCTGCAGGATTAAAACCTGACAATCCAAAGTTTGATAGAATGACTGCAAGGTTTGTAGACAAATTTGATTATAGGGCTGATGGTGGACGTGTTGGTTATTTTTCAGGTAAACTTGTTGGTAAAGCTTTAGGTCTTTCTAAAAAAATGGCAAACATAAATAAGTCTGTAGATGAAGGTACAGAAATGGGTTACCAAGCTTTACGTAAATATGGTTTAGAGGCAGAAGATATCACAAGACTATTTAAAGAAATTGCAATGGATAGAACTTTAGTTGGTAAAGAAAAAACAGAATATTTTAAAATGCTAAATCAGGTCTTAAAAAATCCAGATGAATTTCCTGATGGAATAATAGAAATTAAAAAAAGATTAGGTATGGATTTTGCCAGAGGCGGACTAGCTAAGATCCTGGAGGTCTAATGGCTCTTCAATATAAAATTTTTGATAATATAATAAGTTTACCAGATGATTTTGATCTTGGTTATGCTGTTAGTAAAAAACAAAATAAAAAAAGCGTTGAGGAAGGTTTTAAGAAATTAAAAAAATGGTTAGAGGATCCTACGCCTGAAAAATGGAATAAAATTTTTGGTAAAAACAATGCGTTTGGTCTTCAATTAAGAAATTATCTTTTAAATAGAAACGACCTTGGATCTGTAAAAGGAATGCCTACCGCTAACAAAGTGTTTGATGCTATTAACGTAAAAAAATTATTAACACCACAACAAATAGAAAAAATTAATTTATTAACCACAGGTGGCAAAGGGGTTAGCCTTAAATCTATTTCTGCAAGAACTTTTGGAAATTTAAAATTTTCTATGGCCGATAACATAGAAACAATTAAAAATTTTCAAAACGGTGAGGCATGGCTAAGAGCAAATCCTGATCCTAATAAAGTAGGGCCTGATGGTAAAAATGTTTATAGAAAATTTGCAAACGCAATTAGAGGTATGGAAAAAGAATCTGCAAAGATAGGTGGTTTTCCATTTGGTAACAATAGTGAGAAAAAACTTTGGGCTGGTTTATATCGATCATCTTATAGAGGAGACAGAATAAAAATAGTTGGAGAATTTGCAGACGGTAATCTACCTATTAACAAACAAGGAAAAGTAGATTGGAAAATGACAAACAAAGCAGGAGTACCTGCTTGGAAAAGAGTTAAGTTTGTTGACACCGCTTTACAAGGACAACCTGAGTTTACATGGAATAATTTTAAGGGACAGGTTGATAATGTTTTTGGTAAAGGGGCGTTTAATAGAATTACAGCTCCTTATGATGTTCAGATTAAAACAGGAAGTAAAAGATTAACTTCTGGTAATTATGAAACAATTAAAAACAGAACTAAGGTTAATTTATTAAGAGCAGAATTATTTGCAGCAGAGCCGGGTAAATTTAAAGCTAATGTAATTCCTACAGAGTCTGAATATAATAAATACGTAAACACAAAAGCAAGAGGATTTAATATAACAGAAGTGCATCACCCTGATGGTATTGGAAAAAATCCGTGGAAGATGGAACCTGTATTTAGATATGCAAACAGAGAACTTGATAAAGTATCTCAAAAAATAAACGCAGGTACAATTTCTTTAGATGACGCTAAATTAGAAATAGAAAGAATTAATAGAGACATTGGTCCAATAAGAATGAAATTAGATGATGGTTATTTTGGAACTAAAACAACAACTCAAAAAGCAACTATGCAAGCTGCAGAAAGTTATTTAAATAATTTTATAAAAAACGTTAAAGGCACAAAAGGTGCATGCAGAATTTTAATTGGAAAAGTTTTAGGTGGTCCTGTTGATACTTGTGAAGCTATAATTAGACAAGACCCTGTAGGATCTGCACAAAAACTTGCAAACATCGAAGACTCAAGCACTGCAGTTACAAAAGTTAAAAACGCAGCAACAGGTTTTTTAAACTTTGCAAAACGTGGCGGTAAATTTGGTGCCTTGGCCGCGGTCGGTGCTGCTGCAACCGGTGCTGTTAAAACATTTATGAATGATGACCCAACAACTTATTTATCAAACGAAGACCAACAAAAAAATATGTTAATTGATATGGTGACAGGACAATTAGATGACACACCTGTAGAAGAAGCACCGATAGGCGAAGCTTATCTACCAGCATTAGGAGCAGCGACTGTAGCAGGTACAGCAGTTACTGCACCTTCAACAATTGATGCTGTGAGAAAAGGAGCGTTAGGTGCAAAAAAATCTGGCATAACTAAAACTGCATTAAAAACTTTAGGTAAAGGTTTTGCTGCATCTCAAACACCACTCGGAATACTTGCAACTGAACCATTATATTTAGCTGAACAAATACAAGAAGGAGATTCGTTAGGAGAGATTGCAACTAATCCACTTAACTATTTTGCTCCAGCTTTTGCCGCTGATGCAGATAGATTAGTGTCAAGAGGTTTAAAAAGTCCTGGAATTGCAAAAGCGATGAGACTTGGGATTAGTCCCAGTGCATTAAAAACTGTTTCACGTAGATTTGGTCTACCTGGACTAGCATTATCATTAGGTATTAGTGGTTATGAAATGTTTGATGATTACAGAAATAAGCGGGGGTTTTTCAATGAAGAATAAAACACTTGTGATAAATATGCAACACGTGAAATGGAATCAAATTCCACCACTTAAAGGACCAGACTCACAGGGGTTGAATGTTCCTACAAAACAAGCTACAACAATAAAGAACTCGGAGAATATAAATGGCAGATATAGACAAAGCCCTACCAAACGTAGAGACTGAATTAAAAATACCCAGCGATGAAGAAATCGTAGTTGAAAAATCAAAAACAACTGAAGAAGCAGTTGGTCCTGATGATGTACAAGTAACTCAAGAAGAAGATGGTAGTGCAACAATTAATTTTGATCCAGAAGCGGTAAATCAACCAGGTGGAGAAAGTCATTTTGATAACTTAGCAGAATTATTACCAGAAGATGTTTTAGGTAAATTAGGTTCAGAACTTGCAGCAAATTTTGAGCAATATAAATCTTCTAGAAAAGATTGGGAAGATAGTTATACAAAAGGTTTAGATCTTTTAGGCTTTAAATATGAAAATCCAACTCAACCTTTCCAAGGAGCATCAGGTGCAACACACCCTGTCCTTGCAGAAGCAGTAACACAATTTCAAGCACAAGCTTACAAAGAATTATTACCGGCTACCGGTCCAGTGCATACACAAATAATTGGACTAGCAGATAGAGCTAAAGAAGAGCAATCAAACAGAGTTAAAGAATTCATGAACTATCAGCTCATGGATGTGATGAAGGAGTATGAACCCGAGTTCGATCA